TCATCCGGGAGCGGGAGTGTCGCTGGTCGCCGCGCATTGGTCGGCGCCATGGTCGCGGAAGCTGGTCAGCTGGACCATCCGCCCCATGGCCGAGCTCTCCACCGTCAGGATGAGATACCGTCCGCGCACCTCGACCGGCGCCACCATCCTGGTGCGGCGTCCCTGGTAGCGCGGGTCGGTGCCGGCGGCCTCGCCCACGTTCAGCCAGTCGGTGTCGCAACGGGCCGGGTCGATCAGGCCCGCATCGCCCGAAGTCTTCTCCCCGCGCCGGGGCGTCCGGGACGGGACCGCCTCCTCGGCTCCGATGAAGCGCGGCGGGCCGGAGGTGATCATCAGCCGCTGCCCGGTGGCCAGCAGCTGGCGCGGGCGCCCGCTGTCGTCGCGCACCTCGTACAGGGCGAATCCCCGCGCCCCGGCATACCACCAGCAACTTCCCAGGAACTCCGGGTCCTTCGGGTCCAGGCTCGGGTCGCACCGGGTCCCGAAGACCCGGAAGGCGTCGGGTCTCGGGCAGTTAGGCGTGTCGATGAGGGCGGCAACCGCCGCGAAATCGTCCCCCGCCGCGACCGGCTCCAGGAACCGCACCGCGCCGGGAGCGGATAGGGCTTCGGCCAGGGCGCCGCAGGTGGTCTGGGGAAGGCCCGCCCTCTCATGGATCGTCATCGCGCCGGCGCCGGCGACGCTCGCCAGGAAGGCCGCGCGCCGGTCCGCCGGCGCATCCTCGGGCGGCGCCTCCGGCACGACGGGTCCCGTGACCCCGCCGGCACCGGCCAGCAGGAGCGAAGCGAGAAGCGGGAGGAGGCGCATGGGTCAGCCTTCGAACCTGGATCGCGGCCGCGCCGAGCACGATTGAAAGCGGTGGCCGGCTCCCTCGATAAACCGGCGCGGGGCTCCGCCGCAACGGACGCGTGGCACCCTGCGCACGCGCGGCCATAAATAGGAAAATCCTCCTAAGACAGCGTGTGAGGACGTCGCGAAGCCAGCCCGGTCAAGGCTTTGCCTACCATTGCGCTCCGAAGATGTGGGGGGCGCGGCGCGGTCTTATTGCGAATCGACAGTCCCCTTAGCCTCCCGGTCATGAACAGCCGAGAGGAGGGCCGCATGGCTTCCAAGGGGAAAGGACGGGGCATCGCCGAACCCGCCGTCGCCGATCTGGCGCGGGCGGTGGGGGTGGCGCCGGAGGCGGTGCTGGACGCCGCCCGGCGCGGCGGCGCCGTGGTGGTCGTCACCCGCGACGGGCGCAAGCTGACCGCCGCCGCGAACGCGGAGGCTGCGTGATGGGCGGCCCCGGGATCAATCACATAGGGCCGGCCGGCGGCGCCTTCCGCGAGGCGGGCCAGCTGCTGGCGGCATCCGGCGGCTCGCGCTTCCAGGTGCGGGTCATCCGCGCCGGCCTCAGCGCCAACGGCAACTTCTATCCCGACACGTCGCTGCGCGAGGCGGCTCCCCTATTCGAGGGCGCCCGCGTCTTCGCCAAGTCCGACGCCGAGCACTTGGCGCATGGCGGCAAGGACGTGCGCAACCTCATCGGCCGGCTGACCCGCCCCGCCTTCGTCGCCGGCGCCGGCCCGGACTCCGGCGAGCTGCAGGCCGAGCTGGAGGTCATCGACCCCGCCGACCCGCTGGCGACCAAGCTGCGCTCGGCCCTGGAGCGGGGCATGGCCGACCTGTTCGGCCTCTCCATCGACGCCGAGGCGGACGCCGAGACGGCCACGATCCCCACCCCGGGCGGCCCGCGCGCCGCCCGGATCGCCCGCCGCTTCCGCCGTGTCCACTCGGTCGACCTGATCGTCGAGCCGGGGGCCGGCGGCCGCGTGATCTCCCTCATCGAAGCCAATGGAAAGGACAAGCCCATGGACCGTACCCAGATCCTGGCCCTGCTCAAGGAGCGCCGCCCCGACCTGCTGGAGGGCCAGGTGCCCGAGCAGCTGAGCGAGGATGAGCTGATGGCGCTCCTCAAGGAGGCCATGGCGAAGCCGGACGACGCCGCCAAGGCCCCCGACCCGCGCCTGGTGGAGGCCCGCGCCATGGCCCTGGCGCGCATCCAGATCTCCAACCTGCCGCCCACGGCCAAGCGCCGCCTGCAGGACGAGTTCAAGGCCCGCACCGAGCTGTTCGTGGAGGCGGACGTCAACGCCGCCATCAACGACACGGCATCCGCGATCGCCGACACCAGCCCGGCCTTCTCGAACCAGGTGCTCCGGGAGCGGCCGCAGAAGATGGCCGCGATGCTGGACGCGTTCTTCGATCCGAAGAAGCCGGCGACCAGCTTCCGCGAATGCTATGTCGAGCTGACCGGCGACACCCGCGTCACCGGCCGCCGCGACAAGGCGGTGCGCCTGACCGAGGCCGCCAACAGCGGCACCTTCGCCGACATGCTGGGCGACGCCATCACCCGCCGCGTCGTCGAGGACTACAAGGCCAACGACCAGTACGACCTCTGGCGCAGGATCGCGACGGTGGTGCCGGTGGCCGACTTCCGCACCCAGGAGCGGGCGCGCTGGGGCGGCTACGGCGACCTGCCGCTGGTGGCGGAGAGCCAGGCCTACGGCGCGCTGGACACGCCGACGGACGAGAAGGCGACCTATCAGATCGCCAAGCGCGGCGGCACCGAGACGCTGACGCTGGAGATGGTGCGCAACGACGACGTGGCGATGATCCGCCAGATCCCGCAGAAGCTGACCCGCGCCGCCAAGCGCACCCTCAGCAAGTTCGTCTTCGACTTCATCCGTACCAACCCGACCATCTATGACGGCAAGGCGCTGTTCCACGCCGACCACGGCAACCTCGGCACCGGCGCGCTGGACGCGGCCAACTTCGCCGCCGCGCGGCTGGCCATGGTCCGCCAGACCGAGTATGGCGGCCAGGACACGCTGGGCGTCGGGCCGAAGTACCTGATGATCCCGTTCGAGCTGGAGGAGACCGCGCGCAACCTGTTCGTGCGCGGCACCAACCAGGACCCGACCTTCGTCCAGACCCTGAACCCGCAGATCCTGCCGATCTGGTACTGGACCGACGCCTCGGACTGGGCGCTGGCCGCGGACCCGGTCGAGGTGCCGGGCATCGAGGTCGGCTTCCTGGACGGCAAGGACGCGCCGGAGCTGTTCGTCCAGGACGACCCGTCCTCGGGCAGCCTGTTCGCCCGCGACGAGATCACCTGGAAGATCCGTCACATCTACGGCGGCGCGGTCGTCGACTGGCGCGGCCTGCGCAAGCACGTCGTCGCCTAAGCCCGCACGGTTCCCCCTCACCCTCCCACGCCTTCGGCGCGGGCCCCGCCCTCTCCCGCCAGGGGAGAGGGAAAGGGGCGGCGCGTCCCGATATTCCCTCTCCCCCTGCGGGAGAGGGAAGGGGCCCGAGCCGCAGGCTTGGGAAGGGTGAGGGGACCTTCCGACGATGATTCCGAAAGGAAAGATCATGGCCCTCTCCGACCTCAGAACCCTGGTCGACGAGTTCACCCGCGACGAGGCGGCGCGGCTGCAGCCGGCGGCGCGCGACCGGGCGCTGGAGCTGGCGGTGCGCCAGTACGGCAAGGACCGGCCGCGCACCCTGGTGGCCGACCTGCCCGGCGGCTCCGCCCTGCTGGACCTGCCGGCATCCTGGACCGAGGCGGAGAGCCGGGCGCTGGCGGTCGAATGCCCGGTCGGCCTGGTGCCGCCGGCGCTGCTGACGGCCGACCTCTTCGCCATCGTGCCGACGCCCGCCGGGCCGAAGCTGCGGCTGGCGCTCACCCCCGGCGCCGACGAGGCGGTGCGGCTGGTTTACACGGCGCCGCACCGGCTGGACGCGGTCGAGGACACAATCCCGCCCGGCGACCGCGAGGCGGTGGCCGCCTACGCCGCGGCGCTGCTGCAGGACCAGCTGGCGGCCGCCGCCAGCGGCTCGGGCGACAGCACCATCATCGCCGATTCCGTCAACCATGGCGGCAAGGCGGCCGAGTTCGCCGCCCGCGCCCGGGCCCTGCGCCAGCGCTACCAGGAGCTGCTGGGCATCGACCCCAAGCGCACGCGCGGCGCCTCGGCCACGTCACAGCACCGGTCCCCGACGCTGTCGGCGCTGGGCCGCATGTTCCCGCGGAGGCGCGCATGATCGCCGTCGACATGGAAGGCGCGCGGCGGATGCTGGACGGCCTCGCCCCGGCGCTGGAGGCGGAGCTGGCCCGCGCGCTGGACGGGCTGCTGCCGGGGCTGGAGACCGATCTCCGCCGCCGCACCCCGGTCGGCACCGGGCGCCTGGCCGCCAGCATCGCCGTGACGCCGGTGTCGGTCTCCGGCGGCAGGCTGGCGGGCGGGGTGGGCTACACCGCGCCCCATGCCGAGGCCGTGGAGCTGGGCACAAGGCCGCACCGCCCGCCGATCGCGGACCTCATCGCCTGGGCGCGGGCCAAGGGGCTGGAGGCGCCGGAGCGCGCCGCCCACGCCGTCGCCGCCACCATCGCGAAGCGCGGCACGCCGGCCCGGCACCCGTTGCGCGACACGATGCGCGGCCTGGACCGCCGCTTGGCCGCGGCGGCGGGCGCGGCGGTGGCCCGGGCCGTGGCGAAGGTTGGGGAGGGCGCGTGATGGCCGACCTGTCGCTCATCCGCGCCGCGATCGCCGCGCGCCTGGCCGCCGTCCCGCAGATCGGCCGGGTGCACGACCGCGAGCGCTACGCCGCCACCGAACCGGCCCTGCGGGCGCTGTACGCCTGGCAGGACGGGCCGGGCACGCCCGCCATCCGCGGCTGGTTCGTGCGCCGCACCGCCAGCCATGGCCGCGGGCCGGATCTGGGCCGGCGGGTGCTGACCCACAGCTGGGCGATCCGCGGGCTGATGTCCTTCGACGACGCGCAGGCCAGCGAGCACGCCTTCGACGCGCTGATCGAGGCGGTGCGCGGGGCGGTGCTGGCCGACGACAGCTTCGGCGGGACGGCGCTGGGGACCGTCCACGGTCCCGACGGGGCTGAGTTCGGCGCCGGGGCGCAGCTGGTGGAGAGCGGGCCCGTCATGTTCGCCGGCCTGCTCTGCCACGGCGCCACGCTCACCCTGCACACCCGCCACCTCGGCTGAGAAGGAGCCCTCCCATGGAAGATCTCACCGGCGGGCGCTACGTCCGCGACCCCGGGACCGGCGCGCGGCGCCTGATCGACGCCACCGCCGAGCATCCCGGCGGCAACCGCTCGCGCGACGCCGACGGCACCGCGCTGAACCGGCCGCCGGCGCCCGTCCGGCGTCGGCCCCCGAAGTCCCCCGTCCCCCCGTCCCCCGTCCCACAGCCCACCGCAGCGAAGGAGTGAGCCATGGCCCAGAAATTCTGGCGCAAGAAGGTCCTGCTGGCCAAGACCGAGACCACCTACGGCACCGACGCGACGCCGACCGGCGCCGCCAACGCCATCCTCTGCACCAACGTCTCGCTGACGCCGCTGGAGGCGCAGGAGGTCGGACGCGAGCTGGACACGCCCTATCTCGGCGCCCAGCCGGACATCCTGGTCGGCCGCCACTCCTCGCTGTCCTTCGAGGTCGAGCTGGCCGGCAGCGGCACTGCCGGCACCGCGCCGGCCTGGGGGCCGCTGATGATCGCCTGCGGCTTCGCCGAGACGGTGATGGCGGCCAGCAAGGTCGACTACGACCCGGTCTCCTCCGGCTTCGGCTCGGTGACGCTGGTGCTGAACATCGACGGCACCCAGCACCGGCTGCTGGGCGCCCGCGGCAACGTGCAGCTGCGCGCCGGCGCCGGGCAGATCCCGAAGCTGGCCTTCAGCTTCCGCGGCCTCTTCACCACGCCCACCGCCACCGCCCTGCCGACGCCGAACTTCGGCGCCTTCAAGGACCCGGTGCCGGTCACCGACGGCAATACGCCCAACTTCTCGCTGAACGGCGTGTCGCTGGTCATGTCGGAGTTCGAGATCGACATGGGCAACGAGGTGCAGGGCCGCTTCCTGGTGAACCAGGAGATGATCGCGCTGACCGACCGCCGCCCGAGCGGCCGCTGCAATGTCGAGATGCCCGACCTGGCGGCCTTCAACCCCTACACCCTGGCCGGCCCGCCGGCCCAGCTGGTGGCGCTCGCCATGACCCACGGCACGACCGCCGGCGGCATCGTCGAGCTGGCGGCGCCCAAGGTCCAGGTCGGCAAGCCCGGCCTCAGCCAGAGCCAGGGCGTCACCCACTACGCCCTGCCGCTGAAGCTCGTCCCCGACCAGGGCAACGACGAGCTGCGCATCACCGTGAAGTGAGGACTCCCTCTCCCCCTGCGGGAGAGGGAAGGGGCCCATTGCGGCAGCAATGGGAGGGTGAGGGGTCGGACGCCGCAGGCGGACGTTCTCGACGCCCTTGCCAAGCTGAACCATCGAGAAGGCCCGGGCTGCCGCCCGGTCCACCCCTCATCCCCCCACGGCTTCGCCGCGGGTCCCACCCTTCTCCCGCAAGGGGAGAAGGATAGGGGTGCCTCACCGTCTCCAGCACCACCGACAAGGAGCCTCCCATGTTCCGCATCCAGGTCGACCAGACCTATCCGTTCCCCGTCGACGTGCGCGTGCCCAGCGACGCGGCGCCGGGGCAGTTCGCCACGCACCGCTTCACCGCCCTGTTCCGCGTGCTCCCCACCGACGAGGCGCGCGCCTTGCTCGCCAAGCCCGACAGCCTCGACCGCGACCTGCTGGGTCAGGTGCTGGTGGGCTGGCGCGACGTGGCCGACGAGGACGGCCAGCCGCTGCCCTTCGGCGACGAGGCCCGCGACCGGCTCTGCCGCGACCCACGGGTGCAGGCGGCTTTGGTCGACGCCTACCGCAAATCCATCAGCGGCGAGGCGGTGGCGGCGCGGCGCGAGGGAAACTGAGGGGCGCCGCCCGCGCCTGGGCGAATGGCGGCGCGGGGGGAGGCGGCGACGAGGCCGCCGCCGACCTCGCCGCCTTCGGCGCGCCCCCGGACCTGGGCCCGGGGGAGGGCGCGGGCGGCGCCTTTCCCGTCTGGCCGGAGAACGAGGCCCCGCTGCGCGCCTTCCTGCTGGCCGCCACCCAGTGGCGGACGGTGTGGATGGGCGGGCTGGAGGGCGGGCGCCTCGCCTGGCTGGGGCTGGACTATGCCGGCGTGCGCGCCGCCCTCGACCTCGCCGGCATCGAGGCCACGCCGGCGCTCTTCCACGACCTCCGCATCCTCGAGGCCGCCGCCTCCGAGGCGCTGAACCGACGCTGAGACTCCACCGGGGAGACCATCATGGCGAACGACGTCACCATCAAGATCGGCGCCGATGCGAGCGGTGTCGCCCCCGCCGCGCGCAAGGCGGGGGAGGAGCTGTCCCGCCTGAAGGACTCCGCCGGCGCGGGGGCCAAGGCCATGGAGGCGCTGCAGCGCCAGATCGCCTCGATCGACAAGGCGCTGTCGCCCAAGGGCCTGGCCGAGTACGCCGCCGCGCAGGAAAAGCTGCTGTCGCGCAAGGCGGAACTGGTCGCCATCCTCGGCGACGAGCGCACGGCCCAGGAGTTCATCGACAGGACGCTGGCCGCCGGCAATCCGCTGCGGGCGGAGGCCGTGCGCCAGCAGGAGGCGCTGCGCGAGGAGATCGAGCGGCTGGCGAAGCTGGGCCGCACGCCGGTCGAAGCCTATGCCGACGAGATGGAGCGGCTGAACAGGCTGCTTGCGGCCGGCAAGATCAACCAGGAGGACTTCAACCGCGCCGCCGGCGGCCTCGACCGCGAGCTGATGGGTGACGCGAAGCGCCGCGCCGCCGCCGCCCTGGAGCAGTTCGACAGGGACGCCGCCGACCTGGACGAGCTGGTGAGCGGCGGCCGGCGCAAGAAGATCGACCGCGAGGCCGCGCGCTTCGGCGACGTGCTGGCCGACGCCATCGTGCAGGGCTCGGAGGGCGGGGCGAAGGCGGTCGGCGCGGTCTTCGAGAAATCCGTCAAGTCGGCCATGGCCGCGGCGGTCAGCACCGCCATGGAGGACGCCTACCACGGCCTGCGCGAGGAGATGGACGCCATCTCGCCCAAGATCGGCGAGACCATCGGCCAGGCGCTGACCAGCTTCGCCGTGGCCCACGGTGCCGCGAAGCTGCTGGGCCGCTCCGACGCGCAGGCGCGCAACGCCGGCATCGGCGCCGCCGTCGGCCAGGCCGCCGGCACCGTCCTGCCCGGCGGGCCGGAGGTCTGGCGCGTCATCGGCTCCTTCGTCGGCGGACTGTTCGGGCCGGGCAAGTCGGTCGGGCCGGTGGGCCAAGTCTATTTCGGCCAGGACCGCATGCGGGCCGGCGACTTCCTGTCGATCAACAGCGTCGGCACCGACAACGGCGCCGACCGCGGCGCCACCTCCAAGCTCGGCAACGACGCCAAGGCGCTGTTCAACGCGCTGGTCACCGGCCTGGGCGCCTCGAACGTGAATTTCGGCAAGGCCACCGTGCCGGGTTTCATGATCGAGCAGAACAAGGACGGCTACGCCACCCAGCTGAACGGCGTGCGCAAGACCTTCCAGACGCTGGAGGACGCGCTCGCCGACTTCGTCACCCGGGCGCTGGACCTCGCGACCGGGCTGGAGGGCGCCATGCCCGGCGCGGACGCCTTCATCCAGGCGCTGCAGGGCAAGTCGCTGGAGGAGGTGCAGAGGGCCATCGACGGCGTCCGCCAGTACCGCGACCTAGTGAAGCCGCCGGAGCAGCTGGGGCCCTACGCCCAGCAGGTGCGCGAGCTGAACGCCGCCTATGAGGAGGGCCGCCGCTTCGCCACCGAATACAGGCTGGACCTGACGGCACTGCGGACCGAGGAGGAGTCGCGCCGGGCCGCGCTGCGCCGGTCCTTCGACGACGACATCGAACTCCGCCTGCTGGACATCACCGACCCGACCCAGGCGGCGTTGCGCCGGCTGGACCGTGAGTTCGAGCAGCTGCGGGCCGAGGCGACGGCGACCGGCGGCGACCTGGACCGGCTGAACCGCCTGTACCAGCTGCAGCGCACCGCCATCGTCGGGCTGGACGCTCCCCTGCGCGACCTCGCCGACCGGCTGGACGGCGCCGGCGGGGCGGAGAACCCCTTCGCCTCGGCCGCACGCGGCGCCCGCACCCTGGCCGAGCAGCTGCGCGGCCTGCGCTCGGGCCTGGTGGACGCCTCGGCGGCCATGATGACGGGCGAGCTGTCGCCGCTGTCGGCCGCCGACCGGCTGGTCCAGGCGCAACGGCAGCTGGACCAGGTCGGCGCGCTGGCGGCCGGCGGCAACGCCGCGGCCATGCGTCAGCTGCCGGAGCTGGGCCGCTCCACCCTGGAGCTGGCGCGGCAGGTGCTGGGCTCGGGCGAGGCCTACGCGACCCTGTTCGAGAAGGTGCTGGGCTACCAGCGCCATGCCGCCGACGTGGCCGGCGAGCAGGCCGCCGCCGAGGAGAGGCGCGCCAACGGGCTGGAGGGCGGCGCCCGCACCTATGCCCAGGCCATGGCGGACCTGAAGCAGGCCATGCTGGACGGCGTCATCACGCCGGAGGAGCGGACACGCATCACCGAACCGCTCAACCGGGTGCGGGACGCGATGACCGGGCTGCTGCCGCCGGAGGTGGCGCGGGACATCGCCGGCGACATCGGCACCATCGTCAGGGCCATCGGCGACGACCGCCCCGACGCCGGGACGCTGACCGGCGCCCTGACCCGCCTGGGCAGCACCGCCGCCGCGCTGGCCGACCCGATCGGCCGGGCGGAGGAGGCGCTGGCCGATGCCCTGCGCACGCTGGACCCGCTGACCGGCACACCCGCCACCGGCGGCGCCACGACCGGCCCGGCGCCGATCATTCCCGGCGTGCCGGCCAACGCCAACGGCCCTACCGCCGCCGCGCTGATCGGCCCCGCCATCGACTTCGCCGGCGCCCGGAACCTGGGCGAGATCCTGGTGCTGCTGGGCCGGATGGGCGCCGACCGCATCGGCCCCGCCTTCGATTTCGGCGGCGCGCGCTCGGCGTCCGACATCTTCGTGCTGCTGGGCGCCATGGGGGCGCAGCGCATCGGGCCCGGCTTCGACTTCGCCGGCCGCTCCGACCTGTCGGGCGTGGTGACGCTGATCGGCGGCATGGCGGCCGAGCGCATCGGGCCGGCCTTCGATTTCGGCGGCGCCACCTCGCTGTCCGGCGTGGTGACCCTGGCCGCCGGCCGCCTCTTCGAGGTGATCGGCGAGGCGCGGCAGGCGGTGGAGCGGGCCAAGGCCGAGGCGGCGTCGGCCACCCTCATGGCGGAGGCGGCGCGGGCCGCGGCCTCGCAGCTGACGGCCGCACCGCCGCCGCTCTCCAGCCTGGCCGCCCCGCCGCCGGCGGCGTCCATGACCGCCATGGCCGCCAACAGCCGCTTCGAGGACGGCCGCATCGTCGACGGGCTGCGCCAGATCCAGGAGGAGATGGCCGCCGCCCGCAAGGAGACCGAGGAGCTGCGGCGCGACATCGCCGACCAGTACGACACCTCGGCCGGCCTCGCCACCCGCCTGATCAACGCCGTCCGCGCCCCGGGAAAGGTGACCTTCGGATGAGCACGCTCGACCTGATGCTGGCGGACCGCACGGCCCGCCGCACCTATCTCGCCACGCTCCGGCCGGTGGCGCATGTCGCCGGCCACATCGCCGTGGAGGCCGCGGCCGGCCGGCTGACCACCGCCACCCCGGGCCTGTTCGACGGGCTGGAGCCGGGCGACCGGCTGCGGCTGACCGGGAACGGCGCCGCCTTCTGGCTGAGCGTCGTGACGGTCGCCGGCGGCGGCACGGTGCTGGCCTTCGCCGCGCCCGACCCGGCACCCGCCGAGATGGCCGCGGCGGCCCGGGTGCTGAAGGGGGCGGTGCTGCGCACGCTCGCCACCCGCAGCTACACCACCGACCCGCAGGAGACGCCGCCCAACCGGCTGTACCGGGCGCGGCTGGCGGCAGGCACGCGCGGCGAGCGCTCGCTGTTCGACGGCGGGCGGCTGCGCTCGGGCTCGGTGGCGGGGCGCGCGACGCTGGTGCTGGATGACCTCGACCGGCGGCTGTCGCCCTGGCGCGGCTGGGCCTGGGCCGGGCGGCCGGCGCTGGTCGAGGTGGGGGCGGTGAAGCCCTATGCCCGCGCCGATTTCGGGCTGGTGCTGGACCATGTGGTCGTCGCCGCCGGCTGGACCGACGACACGCTGACCATCGAGACGGCCGACCGCCAGGCGCTGATCGACCGGGCGCCCTGGTCGCGGCCATACCAGGGCACCGGCGGCTTCCAGGGCGAGCCGGCGGCCCGGGGCGCCCGCGCGCCGCTCTGCTTCGGCTGGGTGGAGCATTGCCGGCCGCGCAAGGTCGGCAAGTCCGGCGGGCTGGAGATCTGGCAGTTCCATGACGGGCCGGTCGCCGCCCATGACCCGTCCTGGCACCGGGTCACCGCACGCGGGACGGTGCTGACCTACACCGCCGGCACGCCCGGCGCCGGGCAGTGGACGCTCGATGCGGCCCGGGGCTGCATCTTGACGGGCGGGGCGGTGGACGAGCCGCTGACCGCGCGGGTGAAGGGCTGCGCTGCGGGGAGCTTCGCCGAGACCGCCGGGCAGATCGTGCGGCGGCTGGCGACCCGGGCGCTGCTGGACGGCGACGTCGCCTTCGACGCGCTGACGGTGGGGACGGGCGCGCGCACGCTGACCCTGCCGGGTCTGCCGCTGGCGGCGGGCGAGCGGGTGCTGGTCGCCGCCATGGCCGAGCAGAGCGCCTGGATGAGCGGCCTGGTCACCGCGCAGGACCCCGCCACCGGTGCCACGCAGGTCACGGTGGACGAGGCGGCGGGGGCGGGGAGCTTCAATGAATGGACCGTCAACCGGCTGGGCCTGACCGCCGTGGACGCCGCCAGCTTCACTGCGCTGGACACGGCCTGGCCGCACCCGATGGGTCTGTACCTCGCCAACGAGGGGGAGGGGGCGGACGGGCTGCTGTCGGCCTTCGACCGGATCATGCTGAGCGCCGACGGCTGGCACGACCAAGGGCGGGGCGGGGTGCTGCGGGTCGGGCGTCTGGGCACCGGCACGCCCAAGCGCGCCATCCGCGGCGGACGGCTGGAGGAGCTGCGCGAGATCCCGCTGCAGCCGGCGCCCTACCGCATCACCGTCGGCTTCAGGCCGAACTTCGCCCCGCTGGCGGACAACGACCTGGTCGAGGCGGTGCGGGCCGAGGTGGTGAGCTTCGGCGAGTTCGAATCCACCACCGGCTGGACCCTGGGCACCGGCTGGACCATCGCCGGCGGCCGCGCCACGGCCGCGGCGGGTACGGCCTCGTCGCTGTCGCGCACCATCACGCCGGCGGTGGCAGACCGCTACACGCTGCGCCTGGTGGTCTCCTCGCTGACCGCGGGGGCGCTGACGGTCACGGTGAACGGGACGGCAGTGGGGGCCGCCATCACGGCGGCCGGGACGGTGGAGCGCGCGGTCGACCTCGCCGCCATCGGCCAGACGCTGAGCCTGGACAAGAGCGCCGATTTCGCCGGGACGGTGGAGCTGGTCTCGCTCCGCTCCTCCCGCCATGCCGAGCTGACGGGGGCCTGCCTGCTGACCGACCCGGCGCTGCTGCCCGACATCCGCGCGGTGGCGGGGCGGGAGAGCCGGCCGCTGACGGTCGTCTCGCTGCTGCGCGACAAGACGCATGCCGAGGCGCTGCGCGACCGGCTGCGTGACTGGCACGCGGCGGGGCCGCGCGCCTGGCAGCTGGTGCAGAACGCGGCCGGCCTCACCGACGAGCTGGGTGACACGGTGACGCTCTCCGACGCCACGCCCGGCCTGGTCGGCGGCCGGGCCCTGCAGATCGTCCAGATCGACGACGACTACATCGACGAAACCGTCTCTTGCGTGGGGATCGGATGATGGAACGCGCCCGCAACATCATGTTCGTGTACGACGACCATCTGCGCCGCGAGGGCGTGACGGTCCAGGGCACGCCCTTCTACCCCGCCATGGGGCCGGAGCGGCTGCTGAACGACGACCTGGACGATTTCGCCCGGCTGGACTGGTCGTCCGGAAACCGCACGGCGACGATCAAGGTCGATCTCGGCCAGACCCGCGCCGTCTCCGCCGTCTGCTTCGCCAACACCGGCCTGTCGCCGGCGGCCTCGCGGCGGCTGCGCCTGTCGAACGACCCGGCGCTGCTGGGCGGCACGCCGGACGCCGCCGCCACGGTGCATGACGACTGGACGGTGGTCGGCGAGACCCAGGGCCTGTCGCAGCGCACGATCGGGCCGGGGCCGGTCACCATGACGGTGGCGGCCAACCTCGGCTTCCTGCCGAACCGCGGCGCCCGACTGGTGGCGCCGGACGGCTCCTTCATGCAGGGCGACGTGACCGCCTTCGACGCCGCCCGCGGGCTGCTGGCGCTGGAGGTGACGCAGTGGATCGGCTCGGGCACGCATGGCGCCTGGACGGTGCAGCTGCTGTCGGGCGACGTGAACGTCTTCCCGCCGACCCGCACGCCCGAGGGCGGGCTCTGGGGCGACTATCCCTGGTCGGGCGTGGACTATCGGCTGAAGGTGCCCTTCGTGCAGCTGCTGCCGCCGCTGACCGGCACCGCGCGCTATGCCCTGCTGCAGCTGGGCGACGCCACCAACCCGGCGCTCTGGTGCGACATGAAGCGGCTGCTGGTGGGGCCCGCCTGGCAGCCCAGCAGCAACATAGAGCCGCGCTACGAATGGGCGCCGGAGAGCCTGACCCAGCGCCGGCGGCGGCGCGGCGGCGGCCAGTCGGTACGGGCCGGCGGCCGCTACCGCGTGCTGAGCCTGGTCATGGAGTACCTGCCGGGGGCGGAGGCCTACGGCAACACCTCGCTGATGAGCCAGCTGGTCGGCACCGAGCGGCCCTTCCTGACCGTCATCAGCCCCCAGGGCGACGGGGTGCGGCTGGCGCACGAGACGCTGTGGGGCAACCTCGTCCGCCTGCCGCGCGTGACCCGTCAGGGCCCGGGCGACCACTACAGGGTGGAGCTCCAGATCGAGGAGTGGCCGGACGAATCCGCCTGACCCTGCCCACATCCCCGCGCCCCGACCCCCTCGAGAAAGGAGACGACGCCATGCCGGCGCCCGACCATATCGCCACGCTGAACGACGTGGACTACGCCCTGTCCGACTTCATCAACACCGGCTGGTTCACCAAGCTGCCGGAGGTGCTGCAGAACGCCGTGCAGCACGTGGTGAAGAGCCGCCAGGCCCGCTGCACCCAGCCCATCCAGGTCAACCTGTCGCCCAAGACGGTGACGGTGACCAAGGAGCGGCCCTATGTGGCCGGCGACCCCCTGCGCCTCATCCATACCGAGGACCCGTCGGTCTGGCTGTCCGGCCGCGCCACCGGCTACGACCCCGCCACCGGCGCGCTCTCCTTCCAGCCGGATGCGGTGGGCGGGTCTGGCACCCATGCCACCTGGCTGGTGGTGCCGGACCTGGGCGGCGCGCTGGACCGGGCGCTGGTCAGCCTGGGCTCCAACCTCAACACCGCCAGTACGACGAACACCGTCCCGGTGCAGACCGGCAGCCGGACGCTGACCGTCTCCGCCTGGCGGCCGTTCCAGCCGGGCCAGTTCATCCTGGCGACCGACCAGGCGAGCCCGGCGCGCTGGATCTTCGGCCAGCTCACGGCGGTGAACCAGGGCGCCGGCACCATCACGCTGAACGTAACGCGCACCAGCGGCGTCGGCACGCCGGCGGGCTGGACCATCACCGGCTGCGGGCCGGAGGGGCTGCAGGGCGTGACGCTGCAGGGGCAGACGACGGTGACGGCGACGCAGACGCTGGCCAACTGGAACGCCACGCTGATCACCCTGAACGCCTCGGCCGACGATCAGGTGCTGACCCTGCCCAGCGCCGCCACCCTGCAGGTCGGCACGCTGGTGACCGTCAACTGCACCGGCCGGGGCATGATCGTGCGCTGCCAGTCCGGCGCCACCCTGTTCCAGATCGCGCAGGCCGGGTTCGTCGTCGCCAAGCTGACCGGCGTGTCGGCCGACGGCACCTGGGAGCTGATGGGGCGGGGCTACATCCAGGGCGCGGCGGTGCTGACGCCGCAGACGATCACGGGTGCGGTCGGCAGCAGCAACCATTCCGGCATCTACCAGCACAAGGCCGGCTGCTATGTCATGTACTACGTGGTCGGCAGCGCCTGGGTGATGCGCTACGTCACGATCAACCTGACCACCGGCGCGCTGACCGTCGGGACGCCGCTGACGGTCGACGCGAGCGCGGGCGCCATCAACGCCCCGGCCTTCCACTTCGTCGACGCCAACCGCTTCTTCGTTTTCCGCCAGGGCAGCTCGGCTTACAACAGCGGCTACCTGCTGTCGGTGGACGGGGCCAACAACCTCACCTCCGGCGCCCTCGCCAGCTGGACGAACACCGGGAACAACTATTTCAGCGTGGTCATCCTCAACGGCGCGACGCAGCGGCTGCTGCTCCGCACCGCCGACGTATTCACGGCCTTCCGCAGCTATTGGCGGCTCCTCGATTTCGGCGCCAGCGGCACGGCGGTCACCGTCGGCGCCGAGGCGGTCGGGCCCAACTATTTCAGCCAGACCTATGTGCCCGCCAACGCGATGAAGCTGAGCGAGACGCGGGTGGCCGAGGTGGGCTGGCGCACCTCAAGCAACCTGATCTGCGCCCATTCGGTCGATCTGGGCAGCAGCGGCACCACAGTGACGGTCAATCCCGCCTTCTCGTCCAGCACCTATGGCGCCGCCACCTCCGTGCCGTTCTCCAACGGCAGCTACGTGTTCCTGGTCTGCTCCAGCAACATCGTGCTGCTGAACTTCACCGCCGCCACGCCGACGGCGTCGACCGTCACGGCGACGGGTGGCGGGCTCGGTGGGGCATACACGGTGGCGTACGACATCTCGGCAACGCACAAGGTCTACGTCCAGAACAGCGCCGCCGGAGCGATCGCGCTTGCCACCCTGACCAGCGGCGGCGCCGCGACATGGAACTACCTGTCCGGCCTGACCGGCGCCAACGCCGTGCTGAACACCAATTTGGGCCAGGCGAACCGTCTGTTCGTGGCCGGTTCCGGCGTCATCTACGAATTGAGCGTGACGGGCACGGCGCTCGCCCTGGTGGCGACCTACAATCTGCCGCTGGCCGCGACCAGCATGACGATTCACCCGATGGGCGCTACGGAGGCGGTCGGGGCCACCGGCAGCTATGTCTGCCGGCTGAGCTACGACACCGCGCTGCGCTTCCAGAACGTCACGCCGGCGGCCAACCCCGTTCTGCGGCGCCCGCCGTCGGGTGCCGCCAAGACGGTCGTATCGACCGGCAACACCCTGGCGATCGTCGAGGCCGGCGTCGGTATCCGCACCACCGGCATCGATTTCGTGAGCCTCGCCGCCGACCACAACGCCATGAATGTGGACAGCTGGAGCAACCACAGCAGCGGCGGCGGTCTGCCGGATGCGGTGGCGGCGGGCACCACGTTGGTGCTGCTGCGGCAAACCATCGGCGCCTCCATCACATACTCCTTCGCTCCCGCCCTTCTCGCCTGAGGATCACGCCATGCAGCTTCTCGTGACCGGGGACGGCACCGTCCTCGCCGCCGCCGCCGACATGCCGGCCCTGCAGCCGCAGGGCGGCGTCTACCATCTTCCCGGGATGGACTACCCGGCCGCGCTGGTCGGCGTGGCGACCGTGTCGGGAGACCCGCCCGCCTGCCAGCCCGGCCAGTTCCTGCTGGCGGAAGGGCAACTGGTGCCCAACCCGGCCTTCGACGCTTCGCCCCCGCCGGCGCCGCGGCGGGTGGCCGACCGCGCGCGGCTCGACCCGGCCGACTTCTTCTCCCTGTTCACCGAGGCGGAGGAGGAGGCGATCTGCGAGGCGGCGCTGGCCGACGCGCAGGTGCTGCGCTGGTACAGCCGCGCCAACCGCGCCAGCTGGATCGACCTGGACGATCCGCAGACGGAGGCCGGCCTGACCGTTGCCGCGGCGATCATCCCGCTGGCGCCGGAGCGGCTGGCGGCGATCCGCCGCGGCGAGCTTAAGCGCTAG